GTGCCTCGTCCGCGACCAGCGCCTAGAGTAGATAACCCACGGGTAATGCCAGCACCTGTGCCTGGCCCTGCCCCTGTAGTACCTTCAGCCCCATCCGGTGACTTTCAGTCTAATGTTGACTTTATGAATCAGATGGCTACGAAGAACGCCCAGGTAGGATCAGACGGCCAGGCTGTCATGCCTAGCTTTACTTATGACGCAGCAACCAACGAGTATGTTAGAGATTCTTCAGCCTTCGGTTTAACTGGGGACGCAGCAATCACTCGGTACAGTCCTGAAGAGTTTCAGGCTGAGTTTGGTAGAACCCTAGCAAAGCAAGGCACTCCAGCACCAGCTCCAGCGCCTAAGCCCCCAAGATCAGGGCCTAAGCCTAAGCCTAAAACCATACCTAAATCCGCGCCTAAAGTTATAGCTGGACCTAAGCCTGTGGTAATATCTGACCCTGTAAAGCCAAAGAAAAAGGCTGTTCCACGGGGAAAAATAACCGATAGACGAAAAACTAAAAAAGGAAGAAAAGGATAATGAATAATAAAAGTATGCCTGGTTACAAAGACGGTGGTTCTGCAGCTAAAAGCAGAGGCGGACCTAAAAACAATAACTGCGGTTTGTTTGGCCGTGTTCAAGGTAAAATGAATGGCGGCGCTATGCAGCCTATGGGTGGGCGTCAGAACCTAGCTAATGAAGAGACTAACCGCCCTAACTTCGGTAAGGACATGAAAAACTACGACTACAGAAACGCAAGCAAGGACATGGGTAGAGCGGCCCCAATGAAACCTCCTGGCGGTATGAAAGGCGGCGGTATGCCAAACATTAGTAATAAGCTGCGGAGACCCTAATGGCTGTTAGCGGAACTAAGACATTTGAGCTAGATGTAGCTGAATACGTTGAGGAAGCATTCGAGCGATGCGGCCTTGAGCTGCGTACTGGTTATGATCTCAAGTCCGCTAATCGCTCTCTAAACCTGATGTTGGCAGAATGGGCCAACAGAGGGTTAAATCAGTGGACGGTTGCCCAGAAGGCAATCCCTATGGTTCTGGGGAGCGTTGAGTACAATGTAGACGCCGTAAATCCTACAGCGACTATTGATGTCTTAGATGTTTTTGTGAGAGAGACTATTGGCGGTAGAGCAACTGACGTTCCGTTAAGCAGGATGTCCAGGGCTGAGTATTCACACCTGGCTACCAAGACAACTACCGGTAAGCCTAACCAGTTTTATATTAATAAAGCCCTTAGTCCTACTATTACCGTTTGGCCTTCACCTGACAAGAACAGCACCTATACGTTGTATTGTAATGCTCTTACCAGGATGGACGATGCTGGCGCTGGTGCTAACACTATGGACCTGCCTTTTCGTTTCTATCCCTGCCTAGCAGCAGGACTAGCTTATTACCTGGCGCTCAAGAAGGCACCGGAGAAAGTTGGCATGCTAAAGCAGATGTATGAAGAAGAATTTCAAAGAGCATTGTCGCAAGATGAAGAGCGGGCGTCGTTTAGAATTGCACCCGATTTACGCGGATATAACATTGCCTGATGGTTGCTAAAAGAAAAAAACAATTTAATCCCCCTGTAGGGTCTCCGGCGCACGAAGCAAGAATGGAGCGCCAAAGGGCTCGAAGAGCGGTTGATGCCAAAGCAAAGAAAAATGGTGGAGACAGGAATAAAAACGGCATTGCTGACAAAAGAGAGAAAAAAGATATTTCGCACAACAAGGCATTGTCGAAGGGGGGTACAAACAAAGATGGGTACAGGCTTGAGTCAAGAAGTAAGAATAGAAGCAGAAACTATAGGAAAAAAGGCAAATAAATGGCTTTTGCATCAAACAAAAGAGCATATGGAATCTGTGATATTACAGGGTTTCGTTATCGCCTAAAGGATATGAAGAAGACCTGGGACGGTCTTTTAGTAGGACCGGATCAATGGTCCCCTAAAGAACCGCAGCTCATGCCAAAGCCTACGCCTATAGATCCGCAGGCATTGAAGGACCCAAGACCAGACCCATCTTCAGATGGAAATGACAACACCGTATTCACCATGTACGCAAGCGTTGGTGATGGTATTTTAGGCACAACTTTGCAAACATTTGCAATAGGTGCTAGTGTAGGATCTGTGGAGGTAACTACAACATGAGCTTTACATTAGCGACTTTAAAATCTACGGTGCAAGAGTATTTGCAGGTAAATGAGACCACGTTTAACAGCAGCCTAGACGAATTCATTAGGGAATCAGAGGATCGTATATTCTCTATGGTTCAGCTGCCAGAACAGCGCAGGAACGTCCAGGGAGTCACAACCCAGGGCAACCGGTTCTTATCTACGCCCTCAGATTTTCATGCACCCTTTTCTGTGGCGGTTATTAAATCAAACATATATTCTTATCTGTCGTTTAAGCACCCCTCATTTATAAAAGAATTCAGCCCTGACTCTACTGTTACTGGAAAGCCCAGGTATTACAGTCTGTTTGACAATAGCGCATTTGAGATATCGCCGGTGCCAGACGAAGCTTACACTGTAGAGCTGCATTACTTGTATAAGCCCGCCTCGTTGACTGCAGGCGCTGATTCAGGAACCACTATACTGTCTACGAAATATAGCGATGCTTTGTTGTACGGCACATTAGTTGAGGCTGCGGTGTTTCTTAAAGAAGCTCCAGATGTGGTTGCCACCTTTGAAACCAGGTTTAAAGAAGCCCTTACTCGCATGAAGAACTTGAGCGAAGGCCGAGAGACCAGGGATGAGTACAGGTATGACTTACTAAGAACGGGTGTTACTTAGATATGATGAAAGACAATATTGACTTTGGCTTGGGGCAGGTAATGGTTTCAACCACAAATAGCGGTGGCCATGATCCAGAGTTTTGGGCTGAACAAGCTACAAATAAAATTTGTGGGATATCAGAACAAGCAGCCCCGCATATTAAAGAACAAGCGTTGGCTTTCAGAGCGGCGGTTTATAATGTAATATTGGCAGGTATGAGAAGCGCAATTGCTTCTGACCGTGTTACAGTGTCCCATAAACTAAAAGAAATTGGGCATAGTGACGTTGCCAAATTTATTAAGGAGCTGTGACAATGGCTATAACTTCAGCAATATGTAATTCTTTCAAGCAAGAGCTCTTGGTTGGAACGCACAACTTTACAAATGGTGCTAACAGCTTCAAGCTGGCGCTATACACTTCCTCTGCAAGCTTAGGCGCAGGCACAACGGCGTACACAAGCTCTAATGAAACAAGTGGAACTAACTACTCAGCAACAGGATCTGCGCTAACAAATGTAACACCTGTTCTAGCCAGCACCACTGCCGTGTGTGACTTCAATGACTTGACCTTCTCTAATGTTACAATAACCGCTCGCGGTTGCTTAATTTATAACGACACGAATTCAGATAAATCTGTTTGTGCGATTGACTTTGGCGGAGACAAGACTTCAACTGCTGGCGACTTCACTATTGTATTTCCAACGCCAACAGCTTCGGGCGCGATTATAAGATTAGCGTGATAGCTGATGCCGCTATCAAAGATAGAATTTCAGCCTGGCATTAACAAAGAAGCCACCGATTACAGCGCCCAGGGCGGCTGGGTTGACGGCAATCTTGTGCGTTTCAGAAAGGCCCGCGCTGAGAAGATAGGTGGCTGGCTTCAGCTGGGCACTCAATACTACTTAGGTCTTGGCCGTGCCATGCACAGCTGGATCTCTCTGGGTGGCACCAGGTTCTTAGGTATAGGAACTACCTTCAAGTATTACGTTGAAGAGGGTGACGCTTACAATGACGTAACCCCCGTAAGACTTGTAACCAGTGCTGGCGATGTAACCTTTTCTGCGGCTAATGGCTCTTCCACCCTTACTATTACAGACACTGCACATGGTGCGGTGACTAATGACTTTGTTACCTTCAGCGGAGCAGCAACTCTTGGCGGCCTTGTAACGGCTGCAGTATTGAATCAAGAGTATCAAATTCTGTTGGTTACAGGCACAAACACTTATACGATCACAGCAAAAGACACTAGCGGCAATACTGTTACTGCTAACAGCAGCGATTCCGGCAATAGCGGCGGGAGCACTGTAGGCACATACCAGATAAATGTGGGCCTAGATACTTATGTAACTAGTACCGGTTGGGGTGTAAATACCTGGGGTGCAGGTACGTTTGGATCGGCCAGTGCAATTTCAGCAGTTAATCAGCTGCGTCTTTGGACCCATGACAACTTTGGTGAGAACTTAATCATCAACCCTCGCGGTGCAGGCATTTACCGCTGGAAAGAAAACGATGGTGTATCGGTAGTGGCTAAAGAGCTATCTACCCTCTCCGGTGCTAACCAGGTCCCAACGGTTGCTCTCCAGGTTATTACCTCAGAGACTGACAGACACCTTGTCGTATTAGGCTCTGACGGACTGGATGCAAGTGGTGTGCGTACCGGCATTATTGATCCCATGCTTGTATCCTTTAGTGATGCAGAATTTGAATTGGAGTTTGAGGCTCTAGCCACTAACTCAGCAGGTGATGTACGATTAAGCTCCGGTTCCTTTATTGTGGGCGGCCTAAAGTCTAGGCAAGAAATTCTAATATGGACCGATACCAGCCTATACAGCATGAACTTTATTGGACCGCCGCTGACGTTTGCTGTCAACCTGGTCAATGAAGGCGCTGGTCTTATTGGACCCAAGGCTGCAGTAAATGCGTCCAACGGTGTGTATTTTGCGTCCAAGACAGGTTTCTATCTCTACACAGGTGCGGTAAAGAAACTACCGTGCAGCGTGCAGGAGTATGTATTTGAGGACCTTGATTTAAGCCAGGCATTCAAGTGCCACATGGGTCTTAACTCAGAGTTTGGTGAGATGTGGTTCTACTATCCCTCTAAGGAAGACGGCACTGGCGAGATTAGCCGGTATGTCATCTACAACTACGAAGAGAATACCTGGTCAATTGGCTCATTGGTTAGATACGCCTGGCTGGATGCCGGTATTGAGGATCTTCCTATATCTGCAGCGCAAGAGTCTGGGCAGAGCCTTATCTACAATCACGAGACTGGATTTAACGATAACAAGGCTGCCATGACCAATGTATTCATTGAGTCAGGTGATATGGCTATTGGCGATGGAGATAGCTTCTCCTTTGTTAAGCAGATCATTCCAGATGTTGCCTTTATAAAAGATGGCAGCCAGAGCAACAGCCCTGCAATGAACATCGTCTTGAAGAGACGAGATTTCCCTGGGCAATCATTGACGACTGACTCCACGACCAAGGTGACTGAAACGTCTACATTGAGCGCCGTAAGGAGCAGAGCTAGGCAGCTTGTATTCCGATTTGAGTCAGACGACGATGGAAACATTAGCGACCAGCTAGGATATAAGTGGAGGCTGGGCTCTACCAGGATTGCAATTCAACCAAGTGGTAGAAGGGCATGAGCAAGCTGCTGGAGACTAGGCTGCCATTAGCTTCTGGCGGTTTTGGCGACGATGTAGACATAGATACATTTAACCGATTAGTCCGAGTGCTTGAGCTAAACCTCGGCGCCATTGATATTACAATATCGCCGCATTTTAACGCCGCACAAATTAGTACACTTCAGTTTGCAACGGGTGCTATAATCTTTAACTCAACTAACCAAATACACCAGGCTTTTGATGGAAATGCGCTGCGAGACTTGTATTCCCACCAGACCTATCCAGCTGGTCAGGTAATCACATCCGGCTTGGGAACTGTAACGGTAAACACGCCATGAATATGAAATTAGAAGACCAGCTTTTTAACAGCGTTCAATCAGAGATGATGAATCCTGGAACTCCTGCAATGTTTGCAGACGGGGGCGAAGTTGATATGTCTCCCGCTCAAATGGCATTGATGGCTCAAGCTCAAGAAGCTTCTGTTGAATCCGCAATAACACAAGATCCTAAAGCAGACATCGCTGCTGCCATCGAAGAATTGATGATGCAGGCGCAGATGACTGACGACCCCACTGAGCGCCAACAATACGAACACTTAGCTGAAGCAGCTATAGTTGGTTCTAATGCGCCTATGGCTGAGCAAGCTATTGCCCTGGCTAACGAAGGTCGAGGTGATGACACAGCTCTTGCCCACCTTAGACCTGGCGAAGTAGTCCTTCCTCCTGAAGCGTTTGAAGATGAAGACTTTGAGCGTGCAGTACAACAACGATTTGAAGAGCTCGACATCGACCCCCACCAGGCGGTTGTTGGTTTGGGCATTGCCTCATTAAACCCTATGACTGGCCTAGAAGAATTTGGTTTCTTCAAGAAGCTGGCTAAGGGTGTTAAGAAGGTAGTTAAGAAAGTCATTAAGCCCCTGGCTAAAGTAGCCCAGTTTATTCCTGGTCCCTGGCAGCCTATCGCTGCACTGGTCAACAAGGCATACACTGTCTACGATGTAGCGAAAGGTAACATTAGTCCTTTAGCCCTTTTGACTGTTGCAGGACCTGCAGCTACCGGTGGCAGCATTGGTTCCAATATTAATGCTATTAAGGGTGCTAGTGCCAGCGGTGGATTTTTTAGCGGCTTAGGCAGTAGCCTTGCCGATACAGGCACAGCTCTCAAGGCCGGCATAGGAAGTTTAGCTTCTAGTCCGATGGAAACCATTTTTGGCGGAGCGGGCGGTACTAAGGGTATCCCTGGTCTGCTCAAGACTGCAAGCTACTCTGGCCAACCATTGGCTGCTGGAGTAACGTCACCTGCCACGGGAGTGTTTACAGGAAACGTAGCTGGCGGACCACAAACTATGATGGGCAAAACTCTCTCAACATTGGGCGGAATGGGTGGCGGAGCAATGCCAGGTGCTCCTGGTTACGACATGAGCGGTCAGTACCTTGACCCTCAGCAGATTGGGCTGCAGGTTTTTAACGACGCTAAGGCGGCAGGAGCAACAGATGAGCAAGCTCAGGAGGCAGCAAACACTGCCTATGAGTCAGCAGTGGCGGCGCTTGGCGCTAGTTCAGGCAGCACGCCTGGTACGGCCTCTAGCGGATTGTCAAGCCTGAACCCATTTACTAATGACGGTGCATTTGATAATGCATTTGATACCCCAGACTATATTAAAAACATTGGCAAGAGCTTAGGCTTTGGAAGCAAGAACGAAACACCTGATTTTATAAAGGCATTCAGTGGAGGTTCTGGAGGCGGAGGATTTGGCGGCAAGGATCTTGCGGCAATGGGGTTAGCTGGGCTGCTTGGTAAAATGGCTTATGACGAAGCCAAGAATGCTAAAGGTGTAGCGCAGACTCCCCTAACGACAATGAACTCAGCTGGTCGATATAATATAGAAGCAGAGATAGCCAGGCGAGAGGGTAAGGAAGCTCCTAACCCAGTCGAGTTTGGTTTGCTACCTTCTAACACTTTCCCCACAATGAGTGGGGGCAGAGCAACACCACCCCCCGCGCCTGGCGGAATGCGTTATGGTGGACCTGTCATGCAGTTTGCTGATGGTGGCAACGTGGCAATGGAAGACTTTATTAGGATGGATGGCCGCATTGACGGCGAGGGCACAGAAGTCAGCGATGACATTCCAGCCATGCTAAGCGATGGAGAGTTTGTAATGACTGGCCAAGCAGTGCGTGGTGCCGGTGCTTTTCAGATGAAGAAAGATGGCGGTATCATAACACTAGAGCCCCTGGGCAAAGAGTCCAGGGACAAAGGCACCAAGCTTATGTATGACATGATGTCGTTATTTAAAGATTTCGCAGGAGAGCCAGCATGATTATGTCCCCACAACAGTTAAAGCGTTATGCAGAAGGCGGTTCGGCTGAGCCTTATGTTGCAGGCATAAACGTAAACGAAACATCTATGGACGGTAATACCCAGCAACTTCTGTATGGGTTAGACGGCCAGGGTGGATTTATACCTGGTGCTATGAGAGCAGCAGAGCGCAGCTTCTTTGATGAGCAGGGCAGGCCCCTAGTAACTCCCCAGGAGATTGCAGGGTTCTCTCCCGACCAACAAGCAGCCTTTCAAATGGCGCGTGAACAGGTTGGTTCTCAGAAGCCATTCCTTGAAGCCTCACAGCAAGCATACGAGCAAGGTCTCGGCGCTTTAGGGCAAGGGCAGCAAGCTCAACTTGGTTCTCAGCAGCAGTCATTATCTGAGCTGCAGCGTGCCACAGGTATACAGGACTTTCAATCTCAGCGTGGCTTAGGCGATGCACTTGGTGGAATCAACCAAGGTCAACAGCAGTTTGACCAGGCAACTGGACGAATGCGTTCTGACCTGGACCAGCAGCAACAACAGCTGCAGGGTGGTCAAGATCAATTTAATCAAGGATTGCAAGGTGCAGCCTCTGAATTACAGGGTGGTGCGGGACAACAACGCAGAGCTTTGGACGAGCAAGGGCAAATGCTTCGCCAGTCTGGAGATCGGTTTGATAGTGACTTAACTGGCATCGAAGGTTTAGCTAGAGACAATACATCACAATTTGCTAGTGGTGTTCAGCAGTCTACTGATACGCTGCAGGGTGCAGAGCAAAAATTAAACCAAGAGCTTACCCAGGCTATAGGTGAAGAACGTGGCGCTGTCGATAAGTTTGGACAGAGCACAGCAGCAGCTACCCAGCAACTTGGATCTGCTGTTGATCGGTTTGGCAACAGATTATCTGAGGCTGAGCAGCGAGGTATTGGTGCCCTGGATGATTACTCAGCAGGGTTAGATGAGTCTAAAGAAATGTTGCGTGGTTCTGTTGGGGCGTTTGATCCCAGCACTACTGACCAGTACATGAATCCATACGAAGATAAAGTCGTGGGCCAAATGATACAAGATGCTTCTGAGGGTCTTGCTAAAGGTGATATGGCACAGACTGCTAGAGATATTCAATCTGGTGGTGAGTCAGCGTTTGGTTCTAGGGCTAGGCTAACTGCTGCAGAGCGCGCAGAAGCTATGGGCCGAGGCTTGGCTAAGGAAGTGGGTGGGCTTAGAGCTCAAGGCTTCCAGAATGCACAGTCAACGGCTATGGGTGAGTTTGCTCGTAACCAGAGTGCACAGAGAGGCGTAGGCGAAGGCTTAGCGTCTTTAGGTGGTCAAGGATTAAATGCACAGACTAATGCAGCTAACACGCTATCCCAGGGTGCTTCTAGCAGGTTGGGTGCAGACCAAGCGTTATCTGGTCAAATGTCTCAAGATGCTTCGGCAACATTGGGTGCAGAAAGAAGTATTGCAGATCGTCTGTCTGCTGCGGGTGGTCAAAGATTTGGCGCAGGCCAGGCAGTATCTGGTCAGCAGATGAGTGGCGCACAAGCTAACTTAGGCGCAGGACAGAATCTGGCTTCTACTCTAGGGTCGGCAGGACAGCAGCGACTTGCTGCAGGCCGTGCGGAGGGTGAGGGCATTGGCGCCATTGGGCAGCAGCAGATGAATGTATCTGGTCAGCTTGCCGGACAAATGGGCGACCAGGCACAGCAGAGATTAGGTGCGAGCAACCAGTTTGGTCAGAACATGAACAATATGTCTCAGCAGAGATATGGTGCTGGCACTGGACAAGGGCAGAACACTATGCAGATGGGCCAGGCTAGACAAGATGCCAGGGCTCAGATGGGTAACACTGCTATGCAGACCGGCGCTACAATGGCCCAAGGTTATGGCCAGATGGGTCAGCTGCAGGGTAACATTGGTCAGCAGCAGCAGCAGGCACAGCAAGGTTACGGCGGTTTCCTCCAGGGATTAGGCAATGCTAATCAAGCGGCTAATCAGCAGCAGATGGGCAACCTAATGAATTATGGTGCTATGCAGCAGGGTAATCAGCAGCAACAGTTTAATGCTCAGCAAGCTGCAATGCAGCAGGCGCAGATGGCGCCACTAAACCAGTACAACGCTATGATGCCATTTGTTGGTATGGGCGTAGGGGCTGGTGGGACCACTCAGATATCCACAGCTTATACACCGCCACCTAGTGCGCTGCAGGCAGGTCTTGCAACAGGTCTTGGTGCTTTGGGAGCTGCTGGTCAGTATATGAATCAAGGGCAGCAATGATATGGCAAACCCAACTGAAGATTATTTTGCTAAGCTGAAACTGATGCAGTCACAGAATCAGTCTAATGCTAGTTATGATGACATAAGCAAGCGCGCTTCAGAGCTGTCTATGCTTATGCCTAAAACAAGAAACCGCGGACTTTATGGCCTGGCTTCAGATTTAAGTAAAGGTCTTGTTCAGCAGGCGGCTAGTGGTCGCCCTTCTTCTATTGGTTATGGCCTGGCTGCAGGATTCAATCTGTACAGTGAAGCAGCCGATCAGCGCCAGGTTAAGGCTGAGGAAATGAGATCCAAGCTCATGCAGATGGCTTACACTGACGTTGAGAACCGACGCGCAGCATCTCAAGCAATGCAGGAAAAAATGCTAGACGCAAACTTTAAGTTTGAACTCCAGATGTTAAAAGAGCAAGGCGGAGTCTTTGAAGGCAAGAGCCTAGAGGCCCAGATGTTTAACATCCTCTTAGCTGCAGAGAGCGACCCAACGATTAAGTTAAAGCCAGAGTATAAATTAGCACTAAGGTTTGTCCAGGAGCCGCGCAGAACGCCAGTACAAACTGAGACCGGCACGCAGATTATTACTTCTCCAGGTCTTAACGTGGAAGACATATTTGGATCTGGTGAGGCAGAGGTTGCTCCTGTAGGGGCCACATTTACTGGCCGGTATCACACAGATGGAAAAGAGATATTCCAACGCCCTGGTGTAAACGGTGCGATAGAATACTTTACAAAGGATTAAATAATGCCATTATTAACTCTTGAAGATATGCAGCGTTCAACCACAAGGCCGTCTAATGTGCAGCAAGTTTCGACGCCCACTGCTTCTGCGGTTGTTGGCGGTACCGAGAAAGAGAAGAGCGTCTTTACAGCGCAGCAAGAAGACTCTGCAAAATATGCTTTCCGTATGATGAAGCAAATGAAAACCATAAATGATTTAATGGACTCTGGATTCAGCCCGCTAAACGCCAGGGATCAGTTTGTAGAGCTGGCTCCCTTTATCCCAGACCTAGCTGAGAATGCTATGGCGTCGGGTTAATACCAGATCTTTAGAGATGCTGCCAAAGACTTTACTATGGCACAGTTAAGAGATGAGTCCGGTGCGGCTATTCCAGAGGCTGAGGTTGATATGGCGATGGAGCTATATGTGCCTAGGTTTGGTGACTCAGTAGAGACTCAGGCGTCAAAGAGAGAGCGCAGGAATAATGCTTTTGAGGCAATGAAGTCTAGTGCTGGAAAAGCATTTGATAGAACATTAAGAGACACCAAGGCATCTTCCTCGCCGGACCTAAGTAGCGATGAAGCCCTTGATGTGTTAAAAGAAAGAGCTAAGCGTGACCCAGAGTTACGCGCAAAATTAAAAGCAGCGGGGTTATTGTAGTGACAGAAAAAGCATTAGAAACACTCAGTGACGACCAACTCCTATCTATGGTTTTACCCGACGTTCCTGGCGTGGGAAAATTTGACGATGATTTTCTAATTAACCTGGCGCAGCAGGATCTTCTAAACTCTATAGACACGCAGTCCGGTGGTGACGCAGGCGCTAGAGCCCAGGTTGCTGCTGCACAGAGTGCAGAAGATAAGCTTGCCACTATTAAAAAGTTTTACCCCGATGCCCTCCCCGTTGAGGTCCTAGATCCAAAGGATGGCGCGGCTAGATTTGGACGCGGCAACTTTGTATTTACTAACCCCGAAACTGGGGGCCTCACTCTTTTTGATGAGGATGTGCGCTTGTTCGGTATGCCCATCCCTACTCTGGGAGATCTTGCTGATGCAGGACCTGAGATAGCTGAGACTATCGGCGCTATCGGTGGCGGAATTATTGGTGCTGGAGCCGCTGCTACTGTAGCTGCACCCACAGTGTTAGGCGCTATCCCAGCAGCTAGTGCTGGATTTGTTGTTGGTGAGGGTCTTGGAAGTGCAGCAGCACGAGAAGCTTATATCGGTATCCTGGATTATTTTGGAGAGACAGAAGATAACCGTACAGGCACAGAGCGCCTAGCAGATTTCTCCACGACCGCATCTATTAATGCAGCGGCGGGACCAATCATCTCTAAGATATGGAAGGGCACTAAGTTTGTTGTGGGCGGCCCTATTCGTTATTCAGTCAACGCCCTAGATGCTAAGGCAAAAGAAGCCCTGGAAAGAATGACCAGAGCTGGAGTGACCAACCCCACCGCGGGCCAGGTTAGCGGTAATCCCCTGGTCAATTTGTTTGAGCAGTATTTATCTGCTGCGCCCCCTTCTGTAAAGATAATGAAGGAG